CAAAAGCTACGTAAAGAGGGTCCAATGATACATACTTATTCTTTTCTACACCAAGGCTACTCTTCCCACTACCAGCAGCTATGAACCCATACCCTGATAGACCACATCATAACTATACACGTATGATATTTCCATCACCAAATTAGAAAAAAACTCCCGCTTCCTCATGGCGAACCAATTCCTTACATTCTACGATCTTCTCGGGCTGAAATGTGATAGTGGGATGGCAAAGGAGTACTGCACCCGGGAGGATCGGAAAGAATTGGATGACCGTGACGCTTCTGTGGCCTATATATCGCAAGCAGAGGTTGATAATTTGAGAGAGCTAGTTGTTCCTTCCGTGTTTGGTCGCGACTTGGCAGGTAATGCTCGTAAGTCAAGCCCTAGGCGATACCCGCGAAACGAGTTTGCACTCGGGCTCTCTATACTAATGGGGATGCCTATTGCTGTGCAAGATGCAGAGAACTCACTGTTTGGGGTCGAAGGTGTAGCCCACGTCTCTTTGAGCGTAATAGAATTTGCAGAAACACAGATATCGCCCCCAGAGAAAACTCGTATGGCATGGTCAGAATTCCATCATCTGTTGAATCAATGTGAGCTCCCCATGGCTACTGTAGGCACACAGTCTGTTGAACAGCTGCAGAGTGGCAACCAGGGAGAAGACCTGGCCCGAGAAGCAATGAAAGGGTTCTCAAAGTCCTATAGGTCGCATTATGTGTGGAGACTAGCCCATATGATGATGTCGCATCTACAGAAGAAGCCAACTCCGTCTGCATATGGCATAGACCGGTCGAGTGAGGATAAAAGGAAACTATATAATGGATATACCTCGTTTCCTACAACCTCGTGTCCAACATCATATATAGGCCCATATATACATATATGTAATGCAGGGAATTACATGGTGATATTTGTAAAACACAAGTCTGTGTTCCTCACCGTGAAGGAGTACAGGAGCTTAATCAACACATTAATGGCACATGCTGAGCTTATGATAGAAATTGCAACATGTGGTGAACGACTCTACGGTGCAGGCACTTATGAACGATTCCTGGAGGGTCGGAGGCTAGTTTATGGGCTCATGGTTAAGAAAGGGAACTTAGCCATGGACGCAGTGAAAATGCTAGAACCCTTATGTAGTGTAATCTTGTCAAAAAAACATGGGAAAGTTATAGATCATGAGTTTAATGACAACATGGGCAAAACCTTAGCTGAGATATACGGTCTTAAGGGGCATCAAGCAGGCTATGATACTCCTCTGTATAAGTATTTGACTAAGCTAACAGATAACCAGCTGGCTGAGTTTTGTTATGCGGCAAACACATATGGCAGCTGCAGAGGCTTAGAGGACGAAGGGTATAGGAAACAGAATCGAAGAATGCAAATGGAATCTTCAATAGTGCCAGAACGTGTGTCGGAGAGTGTTGGCGTATTCCTTAGAGACCTCGTCAAAGCACATTACTTCAAGCATGGTACCCTTCCGACCCTTACATGCCCACATGATAATGAATACGGGACTCTGTCTAGCCACATTGCAGGACAACACAAGCACGAGATTCATCATGCTGTTACCACAGGTTTTGGATTAACCCCCCTTATGTGGAGTAGAGTATCTTGCATCGACCTTTTTAAATATACCAAGGTAGATCATTTTGCTGCTGGGATGGAAGACAAGTCTTTATCCCCCCCTCACAAACACCTCAGCAGTGTGAAGAAGAGCGGAAACCCACATGAATATGGTAAATTGGCACATGAAGAAAAAAAATGTGTCTTGTATTGGCTGAAGAGAATAGGTTTTTCAGGGGACTATAAGATTTTCTTTGATGCTCTTGCAGCTGGGGACATGACAGTCTTGCTAAATGAGGCTGCTAAACAAACGGCAAAAGAAAAAGAGATAAAACGTCTCATCAGATTCTTTATATCATTTACTCCTAGGCTACGTCACCTGTTATGGGAGGTTAGAGAGAATTTTGTCAATATCGCGCCCTATGTACCCGGCCAGCTGAGCCATCTGTCAGAGTCTTTGAAAGAGGAGACCATAACCTTATTTTCTGATGTGGATCTAAGCAATGTAGATTATGTAACTCTTTTTATGAATATAGACTTTGAGGCATGGAATCTCTACCAAACACATCTGAAGACCTACCCTTTCTTGAAGAAGTTCGATGAAATTTTTGGAACATCTATTTTCTCTGTCTTGCATCAAATCCCTGAATATATGGAGTTCTTCTTCCCTGGAACTGATAAGGTGTTTTCCACTGATGGTGCTAATGGATTGGGTGAGGGGCAGCTTCAGTTCCCATGGACTGTTAACACAATTGCCGACTCAAATCTGGCTATAGAAAAACTGGGGTTTGAAGGTAAAACCACTGGATCTGGAGACAATATGCTTGGCCGTATAAGGATACCCAAGAAACAGCTAGATGAGTTATATGGTGGCGACTTGTCTCTTGCAGCAAATAAGATCAAAGAGAGCATGTGCGAAACTTTCAAAGATCTAGGGAGAGTCACTAAGAAGGAAGAGAGTTTAGTAAGTGATGTCATATCCATCTTGCTGAAACATCTGGATGTTGCAGGTACTAGAATGCCAATGACTCTTAAGTTAGCAGCAAAACGGACCTCTTACGCTACAATGGGTGCACCAACCTTGACTCAATCTCTTGGTTCACTCTGTGGCTCCCAGTTTGCCATATCTGATAAAGGTAACACGGCTGTGATGTCTAGACATGCTATGTTGTATCAGTACACTCATACCATCTCAGACTTATCACTGGGCAACGCTAGGGTTGCAGCTTATAATATGCCTATACCTCAGCTTGTGTCTCTCATGTTGGCCGGTACTGAACTTGGGGGCCTTACTTATATACCTCTCAGAGATATAATAACAGTTGGCCATAGTGATTCTTTTTGTTCACGTATTGGAATCATGCAGCTAGCCCATAAGAGAAGCTCAAAGGTCCGACCATATCTCGACAACCTCATGTCCTCACCTTTAGCTAAAGATAGTGACTTGTTGGATCTGGGCAGAGCACCTTTTTCTGTGCCTAGGCTCGGTACTATATCTCCCTCTTCGCATCTAAAGAAATATATAGAGCGCGTGGCAAAGTCATACGCAACAGGTGATGAGGCAAAAGCTTACCTGCATGGGGCATCAGGGTCAGAGAGAAAGAAATTGCGTTCTATACTAGAATGTATAACCCCTAGAGAACCAAAGGTTATCGCCAACATATATGATGCTAGTACAGTTGCACTCGCGGAGAAACAACTCTCAAAGGTCATGACTGAGTCAACAATGTCCAAATGTGGTTCAACAAAGGACCTAAAGAAGATAATCAGGGATATGCTATACTCTAGTGAGAAAGAGGTCCTAGAGGCCATACAGAGATCTTCCGGGGGGAAAGTGGATGGAGGGCTAGCTGTCCCTGCGGATGTATGTATGAGTTGGACGCTAATGAATTCACATACCGTTGCAGAAAAATTGCGGATGCTGACATGGGGCATAGAGGAGGACACTGTTACAATGCCTCATCCATTAGATATGATGACATACACTCTCCCACGGTATCCGCTACCCATCCTCCGGCATGAAGATGTGTTACAGGTATCAAGAGAGGATAAAATAGAATACCTGGATGACAGTATGCCCCGTATCTATCCACGAACTGTGAGAGGCTCTTACACACGGTCTAAAACTGCAGGCAAAGTGTCTAAAGGTTTCACGAGTCAGACTATGAGCTCCCCAGCAGTGCGTGCCTTAAAAACACTCCTTACCACACTCAGCTACACCAATGGCAATGATGACAGTGCTGCCCAGGCTATCCTAGCCGTATCAAACTGCTACATAGATGAAGCCAACTTCAGGCAACTTGCAACTGTAGTAGAGAGAATACAAGGACTGGTTCATCACCGGCTATCAGCTGTAGGATATAAACCTGAGCAACATACAAATGTACACCCGGGATTGGTCAGTCACTACCATGTAACAAGTGACACTCTTGCGACATTAAGGGAAACAGGGAACAATTATGCTGTGAACATCAGCCATGTGCTCTTTGTGGCTAAAGCACTGAGAACAGTGAGTGAAACCGCATATTTCATCAGACATGGTACGCTAATGCCAGAAAGTTCTACCCTGCATATAGAATATAGGGCCGACCAATACCCCAGTATCACATCTATTGCGTTCAAGAGTCCCAAAGACAGGCCCAAAAAGATGGATAGAGGTGGTGCAAAATATTTCTACGGCTCAGAGTTATCAGAGGGTGGTGTAGAAAACATTGTCGCCCATCTTATGAAGGAAGATGCATTGAGAGCAGAAGCACAAGAGCGTGAGCAGATAGAGAATATGGCGCCAAGAGAAGTTGTGGGCCATGATACCGTACAGAACTACAACCATCAGGAGCTTTTAGCAGTTCACAACTATGCGAAATCTGTCACATTACTCCCACGCACGACATTAGGGTTAAATCTTGATGGCGCCATAGGTAAGGATTGGGTAGAGTCTATATTTACAACTACAAGAAAGAAGGAGATGGATGTGTCATATGACATTAATCTTAGCGACCTGGGCACAGTCAGCATAGCAGATTTTCCCATATATTTATCCCACGTAGTGTGCTCAGATCTTATAATACCATATCCAGAAGGGCCCCTCAATACGCACATAATAGCCAAAGCAATATCAGGGAGCCCAGAGGCTATATCGAAGATACGTGCCTTGGCAAATGAGATTGTGAGTTCACAAAGAAGAAAGATTCTACTAGCCCCCTTCCAAATAATATCCCGTATACCTATAGCTCCTAATGCATATACAAGTGCTTTTTCATGTGCACAGTACCTTACTAGCTGTATTGTAAGCATCTCGCTGGAAAGAATACAACATTATCGTCCGGTGAATATCAATGTCATGCCCGCACCAACAAGCAGCAAGACCAGACAAGCACTTATAGCTGTTGGCAACTTAAAACTAGGCACTATACGTGCACAGATCAGAGATATAGCAAGAGTATATATGCATGATTCTCTAGGAGTCGTCCAGACTACCTCTCTTGTGCACAAAGTTATGGCATCACTAAATACAGACACAGTGCATGAAAATATATCTCCTGTGTTGTTGCTGGTCAACAATAACCTAGTGATCAATAAGAACATGGCAGGGGAACAGTGGGTGGTGCTGGATGCCAAGGAGAATTTCCACTCTGCCCTCTGTGCTGTAGCTACAGACATGTTATCTGCACGTAAACTGTATGCATCTGGAAAACGCCACTATATCTGGCTAGATAGGCTGGCGAACACTATCCTACCACTCATAGAAGAATCACTTGGGCCGGGTATATATGCTGGCCTAGAGGGGGGTCTGCCAAAATTAGATGACAGAAGATCTATGGTTTATGCTGCTGTATATACAATGAGAGATGTTATGCCAATACTTAGGGAGCTTGCCCGTATATGTCGATGGCTGGCTGGAGAGACTACAGTTAGATTGCTAAATGTAGATAGTGAAAAATACCGGACGCTTCTGAAGTCTGCACGAACCCTGAGCAGAGAAGAAGAGGAAGTGATCTCTACACTGGCAGAATCAGAACGTATTGCATACCTAGCAGTGCAAGGTAATGTAGATCCTAACCACTTCTCTAAAGCAGCAAGAGAGACACTATCTGCATTGGGCACAAACACAAAAGCCTACCTTTCAGAACGCACAGATATTAAGCTCACTGATATAATGTACAGGGCAGGCAGACCTCCAGTGAATGCTCACTTAGTAAACAAAGTTGAAGGCTTAGTTGCACATAATGACCAGACAACTGCTCAGGCTGTACAATCATACATCATGATAGATGACCCAAGTGAACTACCAGACATCCACAGGCGACAGCTGAACGGATACTATGAGTTTCAAAGTGAAGGACGCCTTGAAGGGCCACTCAAGATCTGTAAACTTTATTCACCTTCTAATGTCACAAAAGGAGGTTATGGCCTATCCTCAACGGGTGCAAAGTTGGAGTGTATCCTGCAGTCATCAGGCAAGGTAGAGAGAGAGCATAGTGGAAGGATAAGACATTCTATAATATGTCTAGCGGATGGTCTGGGTGGTTTCGGCACTGTGATGGCAAGACACTTCCCAACTGCTATGGTCTATGTAACTGCTCTAGGGGACATTAACAACCTGATAGAAACAGAACTATCTCCACTCACACTTGGTGAAAGTGAGCAGATCTCCAACAGAATCACGAGGATAGGAGACAGCAGCACACAGATGAATCTATCCAATCCAGGTACAGTTGGGTATCTAGAAAATCTCCAGATAATCGAGCCAAACCCTGTATCACACATAACAATGGATGCGGAATTAAGTGCACGAGATTTAGGAGATAGATATGATCAAGTCCAAGCGGCTATCCTGATAAACACATTCAGGTACTATACGAAAGTAGCAGTAACCGGAACAGAATTGATCTTGAAGATTCCCCTTGACATAGGACCAAGCGCGATATCTGCAGTGTTCATCATATGCAGGTATAGCATGAGAGCCCATATGCTCCGTCCACGTGCCTCCACGTCAGGTAATCAGGAGCAATACTTGGTAGTATATGCACATAGCGTACATAGCACAGGTGACCATGAGCTCTTGCAGAACATAGCTAATGAGCTATATATAGCCATACAGGGGAAGGGAATACCAAGCATCCTGTTTGTGCCCACTTCTGATGCCCTATATAACAGAGTATATCTACCAATGAAGGAGCTACAGAGAGCAACAAGGACTACAGCTATACCGCAACAGTTATACGGACACACGTATAGAAAGATGCTTGGCAAAGCACTGAACTCAAATACACTTGGGTCGCTCCTCACAAGGTCACTTGTCAACACACCTATGGCTCTAGCAAGGCAAGTGACCCCAACTCTACCCGGGCCCCCACTGATAGCTGGTCTAGGCACAGAGAGTGCTATGTATCTAGGAGAGCTAGACATGTGTATAGACAACTCATATGCCCTTATAGAGAGGGAAATGAAAGCATATAAGAAAGCCGCGATACGACACACCTATGGCTCAATCACACATGGAATGCTGGACCGCCTGCCAATATACAGGAGAGCGATAAGGATATACATCAACTACTTAGCTACAGTGCGTAATGAGAATGGTGCTGATGCGGCGCTCAAGACAGTCACAAGGGCAGGTCACAGTACACCAGGAGCTTTATTGGATAGGGCGTATGAATACCTTACAACTGTGGTATATAGAGAGACTATAGCAACTTATATGAGCTTATTACAAGAATATAAAGATGGGAATACAGAGTCAGAACTAATAGTGGACATATCGGCTCCAATAAGGCATGCTGTATTATTAGCAAATGAAGCCCTAGGACGTGATGCATTCACTTTATCTGGCCTACCTTCAGGGGAGGAAGACCAGAATATATATACAGAGGAACTATCCCTCAGTGCAAACCTAGGGCCCTATGGTAAAGTCTATGGAACCCGTTGGTACCGTATGGCTACTCTAGGCATGAGAGCAGCAGCATACTTTATAATGTGCAGGCAGGTATACTTTGAGGTGTGGGAAAATCTAATGGACCATAGGCTTATAGTCCCATATGATGATCCTCTGAGGACTCTGAGCGGTGCTTTAGATGAGGAGGGTGAGGAGATAGAGCATGTGGACCCAAATAGAATGAGAATAGAAGCTGCAGCAGGGGGCAGGCTAGAAGAAGAGCCAGATATTGAAGGTGATGACATACCTGTGGATGCAGCTCCTGGCCTAATAGACATGCATCCTCGTATAGCAAGAGAGAAGGTTCTCTTTTTGGGGTCAAAACTCAACTCATAATGTACATATGCAAGTTATATAGAAAGTAATGATAGTTGAAATGTGAGGATATTGACTTAATCATGAATCTTGACACAAACTCTACTTTATACACGTAGTGTCATCAGCTGGTGTAAGGATAGCATACTGCATTTATCCCTTATCCTTTGTTAC